AATCATAAGTGGCCATGCCACCCTGTTGGTCATAGGCCAAGAGATACACATTGAGCATGGCCTGTCCAAACGGATCAAAACTGCTGCCAAATCCTGCTGTGCCCAGACCTATGGTACGACGGAAGATCTGCCGAACAGTTGATACTTCTTGTGGCAATGTATAGACGTTGACGTTGTCTTCGAGTTCTAGGAAACTGTAGCTCTCTTCGTAGGCGTTCTGTGCGCGCTGGCGATATGTTCCCAGGGTGCGCTGGTACGCTGATTCGAAATGTGCGGGATCGGGCTCGATGTCAATGATTCCATCGCCCAGCTGCAGGCGCACATATTCTATCAGTTGTTTTTTAAGGGGGTCTAGGGTGTCATTGCTCATGGGAGGCTCCGTGCAATATTTAGCACGGAGCGTCACCCATTAGGCTTGGCTTACGAACCGGTTGAGTTCTTCGGCTTTGGCCACTATCTCAGAGGTCGAGGGGAAATCCGGTAGGGTGGGAAATGGCTGTGGATCGCGAGGCGCTGTCTCGTTGGGATAGATCTCGCGACTGGCGTGCCATTCTTGGATCCTAGCGTCGCGACGTGCGAACACTGGTTCAAACAGGCTTTCTTTGGCCAGTTTCAACAGATCCAAACGGATTTCATAGGGGGTTTTGCTCATTATAGACTCCTTTCTGTGAGTGTGTGTATGTGCTACACGAGCACAGTTATATATCACTTCACTCTCAGTATCACGAGATTTTCACTGCCACGACCGTTGTATTTGACATCTGTGGTTTTTAGATCTCGGAACCACTTGCGTGCGTTGGGCACCGATTGGGCGAGGAATTCTTTCAGCTGTTCGGCAGGTTTGCGCAGAGTCTTTTGCACGGTCTGCACTGAATCAAACCCAATGATGGCAGTGCCTTTCACAGTGAATGATCCCACATGGCTGTCGGCCATGACATGTATGAGCTTGCGTTTCTTGGTGTCGTATAGCCAGGCTTCAGTGGCTTCCGCCAGCTTGATCACAGGCTCGCTTTTGAGCTTCAATTCAGCAAACTCACGCAGGTACTGGAAACGCTGTGTGACACGCTCGGGACTCACGGGCTTTTTCTTGCGTGGGGCACGCTCGGTTTTCTTGACCTGCACATAGCTGTCGCAATCTGCCACCACAAGATCCACGAATTTTACGAGATTCCGGATCTGAGTCCGAGAGAAATTACCATAGCCCTCTAGTAGCTGCCCATCATCCCCAGCTGCCACTGCGGCCAGCTCTGTCCGGCGATTGATCCAGACATCACGGATCTCTCGCACCAGCGCCGGAGCCACATTGTGACCACGCAACACAGCCATGGGCTTGTAGTCTGCTGTGAGCCGGGAGTCGGCCGCGATAAATTCATCGTACATGCCTTCAAGATCTCCCGCGGCTGTGATCATGATGTCTCGCAGTCGATCCTGGATGTTAGGTTTCTTCACTTCTTCCACTGCCTGTTCTACCACCCGCTTGACAGATCGCTGCGCTGTTATGTGCTGTTCTATGGTGTCAGTGATGTGGCGCAGTTCGCGCTCGTTGATGTCTAGGCCTTTCATGTGCATGCGAGCCAGCCAACCTGCTGTGAGCATGTTGAGATGCTCACTGACACGTGCGAAATTTTTTGCGAGTTCTGTGTGCCCACGCCACACCAACCATTCTGTCAGTAATTCTCGAGCATCTCGCTTGCCGTAGTGATAATTGTACCAGCTGAAACCACCAATCAGTGCGCTGTTGCGTGTTTCTGGTGTGGGCTGAACCGGCCATTCGGGTTCTGAACCGGTGTACTTGACATCCGGTGTGCGCGGGTTCATGGGTTTTAGGGGTTTGGGTGCAGCGGCACGAGTCTTGACCATGATTATCTCCAGATTGCGATCCAGTATTGTAGCATGTCGCCAGTTCGTGGTCAACTAAATACTGGATCATGCCCCGCCTGAGCCTGTACCGCCCTAATCGCACCAACGACTATAGATTCTTGGACCGCACCATTTCCGAGATGTATCAGGTTGGTGGCCTGGATCTCTATATCCACAAATATCTGGGCCCGCGTACTGGCACCGGAGATTCGGCCGAGTCTGGCAATTACGACCCCACACAACCCAACTACACCTTCGAAGATCCGTTGTTCATCCAAGACCTGCTGCTGGGCGAGAACCGTGACCGGGCCTATGATCCCGACATTTATCGATTGCGCGGGGTTTACAACGTACAGGACATAGATTTTGATCTCACTCAGTTTGGCTTGTTCCTGTAGAATGATACTCTGTTCATAACGTTCCACTACAATGACATGATCGATACCGTTGGTCGCAAGCTGATGTCAGGTGACGTTCTGGAAGTACCAAATCTACGAGACATGAACCCTTTGGACCCTGCTATACCCCGGGCCCTGCCGCGCTATTACGTCATACAAGACACCAATTTCGCTTCAGAGGGATTCTCCCAGACTTGGCTGCCGCACCTCTGGCGAGTCAAGGCCACTCCCTTGGTCAACAGCCAAGAATACAAGGAGATATTGGATCGTCCGTTCATGCCCGAGCAGATCTGGGACGACGGCAACTTCTACCCCCAGGGCAGCATAGTTAATTCCGGCGATCAGTATTACCAGGCAGTGCAGGACGTACCTCCGGGCACCGACATCACTGACCACGACTACTGGATCGAGATCGAGAATCCCAGCACCGTGGCACAGGAATCCAGCACCCGACCGCGTGATCTCGAGATCAACGATGCCATCCTGGCCGCGGCCGAGCTTGAAGTACCACTCAGTGGCTACGACACAGTGCGGTTCTATATCTTTCCCACTAACCCCGATGGTACACCAGCGGATCCCGCAGGAGTCACCGTGGATCAACTGCTGCCCACAGCAGACCAGTCGGGCGTCAGCGTCAGCGGCGCGTCACAGACTCCACGGGCCGATGGATGGACCATGGGCTATCTCACTGGCGATGGCATAGCGCCCAATGGGCTGCCAGTGACCCCGGGCGTGAGCTTCCCTGCCAATCCCCAAGAAGGAGACTATGCTCTCCGGCTTGATTATTTCCCAAATCGCCTGTTCCGCTACAACGGACGGCGCTGGCTCAAGATCGAGGAAAACGTGCGCACTGACCTCTCAAATGGCCCTGCCAACAACACGCTGCGCAGCAGCTTCGTCAACAATCAATACACGGTGCAGACCACCGATCAGGGCGACATACCCAGCCGCCAGAGCCTGAGCCAATTGCTGAAACCGCGTGCTGACAACGGCAACGACGGTGGCAACAAGCCCGCACGGCGCAGGCCCGGTACGCAACCCGGACAACCAAATCTGGAGGATTGATGACACAACAATATTTCTATGACAACCAGATAAGACGTTTCTTGCTGCAGTTCACCCGTATATTTTCAAACTTCCAGATCATGTATGGTGCGCAGGGTTCCGAGAACGAGACCTTGGTGCGGGTGCCAGTGAGATATGGAGACTGGAGCCGGCAAGCACAGACCGTGGCACAAGACAACTCTGCCAGCTCAATGCCGTCAGCACCACTGATAACTTTCTACATCACTGCCATGGAGTATGATCGTCCGCGCATGCAGGAACCTTACTTCGTGAGCCGCACGCAGGTGCGGCAACGTACCTGGGACCAAGACACCGAGACCTATGAGACCACGCAGGGCAACGCTTTTACCATCGAACGCTTGATGCCGGTGCCTTACAAGATGACCATCAGCTGTGACATCTGGACATCAAACACCAATCAGAAATTCCAGCTGTTTGAGCAGATCTCTACCTTGTTCAATCCCGCGCTGGAGATACAGAGCACTGACAACTATCTAGATTGGACCAGTCTCAGCGTGGTCAATCTAGACGATGTGCAGTGGACCAGCCGCAGCATACCCGTGGGCACTGAAAACCCCATAGACATCATGACCATGCGCTTTTCATTGCCTATATGGATATCATCACCGGCCAAGGTACGCAAACTGGGAGTCATAGAACGCATCGTGGCTTCGGTGTTTGATTCACAGGGTGATGCCAACGAAGCCATCGCTGACAGTGATCTCTTGCTGGGCACGCGCCAGAAGATCACGCCATATGGGTATCAGGTGCTGCTTATCGGCAACAAACTACAGGTGTTGCGCCCCAGTGCCGTGGTAAATCCCATGAACAACAACACTGATCCGCAACAGTTTCCTGCCAGCAACGAGTATTGGCCCGCGGTGATAGGCATGTACGGTGCTTTTAGGCCTGGCATCAGCCAGATACGTCTGGACAGCGCCGACGGCGGTGAAGTCATCGGTACCGTGGTAATTGATCCCACTGACGAGAGATTCTTGCTGTTTGATGTTGATGCTGACACAGTACCAGCCAACACCATGCAACCAGTGCTGGCAGTGATCAATCCTTTGCTGAGCGGTCCCGGTTCAGGACTAGCCGTGGCCACGGCAGGCCAGAGATACCTCATACTGGAAGACATGGGCGATGCTGGTTCCAGTACCCTGGCCTGGGGCGATGTTGTAGCCCAGGCCAATGACATCATAGAGTATGATGGCGCCCAGTGGAACGTGAGTTTTGACAGCCACGCCATCAGCAACGCGCAGTTCATCACCAACATCACCACGGGGTTGCAATACCGCTGGACTGGTCGTGAGTGGGTCAAGAGCTACGAAGGTTTGTATCCGGGAGGCGAATGGAGCCTGGTACTCTAGCCGCGGTGGGCGTGTGGTTCCATGCCCAAGACACCGATCGATGTCTCTATCTCATGCGCAGCGATGTGCGCAATCCCGGTTGCTGGGCGCTGCCAGGCGGCAAGATACAGCGCAATGAAAATATCTTGCAGGCCATCACGCGCGAATGCCACGAAGAACTTGGCGTGATACCCGACATACAGTATCTCGTGCCGTTGGAACAGTTTACCAGCGCCGATGATAGGTTCGTATACCACACATTTTTCGCTGGCATAGATCGCGAGTTCCGGCCGCGGCTCAATCACGAACATCATGGATATGCTTGGTTAGATCCAGACGTGTATCCAAGACCGTTGCATCCGGGCCTATGGAACACCGTGAATTTTGATGTGGTACAGGAAAAACTACGCTTGATCAGATATCGCAGTAACTGATCCACTCACGGAACTGCTGGCACCGGACGTTTGGATGTTGCCGCCATGAATCAGGCATGTTGCTTTCTACTCCCACGAGATAGAACGTGGTGCTGTCATACACCGACATCACTGTGTCAACGTCTCGTATCCAATGTGGGTCACTGATCTTGGTCTCGCGATCAAGCCCCAGGACGAAGATCTCTCGGTGCCCATCAAACGCAGCGAGATACAAGGGCAGCGCTATCTTATGCAGTCGCGGCGAATGCGGTACCAAGAAAAAATCACCGGGAAACAACAGCACATTGGAAAGATTGGTATACACCGTGGTATTGTCACCGTAGTCAGTACCGCGTATGGCTTCCAGCGTGGGCACGTGGGTGGTGACGTAAAAATCTAATCGCATGTGTTGCCAGACCTCGCCCGTAGCATAAGTCTGCAATCGCCGGCTGCCGCGCAGGCCTCCGCGATGATACTGTAGCCGGGCATGATCAAATCTCTCTCGATCGTCAGCGGTGGCTATCACTGCGGCGCGTCCTGATATGTGCTGGTTTACTATGGGGTTGTCGATCCACTCTCGCTCTTGTATCTTGCGACCATCACGGAACGTGGTTCGCGTTATGATGAACTCACCGGGATAATCCTGTCGTCGACGTTGTTGCATCATTGGTCTGAGAAGTTGATCCAGGTCTTGCCGCCGAATGAGTAGGTGTCGTTTAGGCTGGGGTTTGTTGGAAAGTTTAAGGGCATGCTATCTATCAGATCTGGTCAGCAGGGTCAGTGACCTCGTGCCAGGACTGGCTGTCGGCCAGCTCGGGAGTGGCTGTGTGGTCACTTCTTCACCGGTGTAAGTGGCACGGAATTTTTGTTCAATTTTAAACATGGTTGTCTGGCTCCAGAGTTCTATATATTGTACTTATCAAAAATCTCCATCATATTGTGTATAGTCCGGATTATTTGTCAACTCACATACCATATTTGTGA